TTCAGGTAAGCTTCTAACAGTTGTTTTTGCTGCTTATGCACCGCCGTGACCTCCGAGGCACTTTTCGGGGCTGTCCGCTCCAGGTCTTTCCACCATTTGGAGTGAGAGCTGGTATAGCCTGTGCAGTTTGCGCAATCCAAGGAAGTAGGCAGCCCACGCAGGTAGCTTTTAGGTACCCGAGGGCCAAGGAACTCAAAAACTTGCGTGTCATCCCAGAATTCAATGGGGAGCAGATACTCAACCCCATCAACCACATCACCACTACGCAGCGGTGATTTCAGGCTATCCGCGAGTTTCTGCCCACGGATTATTCCGGTGAAGCCCCCAGAACGCATGGCAGCAAGCATAGGCATCCACATATTGGCGGAGCAGCAAGCAAAGGTAGTGGAGAACTTCACGGATCGCCCAGGCTCTGAAGCTCCGCATAAATCAGTAGCTTCATAGGGCAGCACATCTGCCGGATACCCGTGCTCGCGCACCCACTTAGGCTGCTCACCAACCACTTCCAGAAAGTTTGGTACAAGCTTACGGATGCCCTCCATGTACTCGCGAACTTCCTGCGTCGGGTTGCCTGGATTCATCCAAGCAACCGTCAGCCGGTCCCAATACGGCGCCAGCAAGTACAGACAGGCGGCACTGTCCTTACCGGAAGAGAACTGCAACGCGATGCGTTGGTGCCGTGAGAAGAAAGCGTCGAACATGGTCGGTTAGAAATAAACAGCTGCCATCAGACCGGCCGAGACCAAACTCTGCTGCTCTTGGGCCGACGCCGCGTTTTCAGCATTGGCCTTTGACAGATTTGCGTTGTATTGCTGACCCATCGCACCGGAAATGTCCGCGCCACCGCCAACACCTGCGCTGGCAGGGGCCGTTTCCTTCGTTGCGGCCAGCAGCTGCGCAATGCGGCTGACAGCGTTGTTCTGAGCGCTATCAGCGTTGATAACCGCGCTGCTCGCAGCCCCTTCATAAGCCTGCCCACGGGTCTGCATGAAGTTCCGCATGGCCTTGTCGTAGGCCTCTGACCCTTGCACCAGTCCTTGGTTTTGCAGTTGGCTTTCCAACCCAGCTTGCTGGTCCCCGAAGTTCTGATCCATGTACTGCGTCGAGCGCTTGTACAGGGCATCTGCAATGGAACTGCGATCGCCCAGATCACCGACCATTTGCTGGCCAGCCAGAGCCGCCGCCAGCTTGTTCGTTGTCGACTGGTCATACAGGCTTTGCTGGCCTTCCGACAGCGTGCTGGTTTGCGTCCAGTCACCTGCCTGCGGGTTGTTGGGGTCGGCGCCTGGCTTCAGCGTCCACGTGCCAGCCCCATACGGGCCGGACGTATCGAACTTGTTTGCGTTCGCGGTCGCAATCGCCGCGCCCTTGTAATCCGGCGTTTCCGGGGTATCAGCGCTCTTGCCCATTTTTGGGACCTTTCAATGACAGCCAACGACAGTTCTCGCGCCTCATGCAGTAAACCATGAGGTCGTCGTCAGGTAGCGCATCCTTGAGGGTCGCCTCATGCACAAACCCGAGGTGCTCGTCCAGTCGACGAGCTGCCGCATTCTTTGCGGGTACAAGCCCGGTAATGCGTTGCACACCGAGCTGCGTGAAGGGGTAATCGAAGCACGTCCAGAGGTATTCCCGGGTCATCCAATGCGCGCCAGGGACCGCTGCGAGGTGCATTTCAATGTTAGCCCGGTTGAAGTTCCGGTACAAGACACCAGCGAGCAGGCCCTTGTCAGGATCGAGCAGCCCGATGGTCTTGTCAAAACCTGGCATGTACTGGAGCTTTGCTCGCTCCGCCACCCAGGCTCCGACGTAGTTATCAGCGTCAATGAGGACCAGCTTCACATCGGGCCTCCACGATCTCCAGCGATGTTGAAGCCCAAGAGCTTCACCTCGGCGGTGCGGGTTTCGACTTGGTACAGCACGGAATGCGCGAAGCCCTCGGAGCACGGGACGCTGACCCAGCCGGTGGCCACTGTGAAGTCCCCTGCCCAATAAGCGTCATCCCAGGTCGAACCGTCCCAGGTTGAGCCCTCTGGCGGATTGATGGCAGCCGGGGAGCCAGCGCCCTTCATGGAGAAGTCCACGTCAACACCCAGGCGGGATGCCACAGCGGCCGTGGTTTGCAGCATCGGTGCGAATAGCTTCACGTGCTTGAGCAGCCCACGAAGCCCGAAGTAGTTGTACGCCGCCTGAAGCTTCCCACGGATCACCCCGTCGTCATCTGCAACCCCGGTCCAGAGCTTCAACACCGCGTTCGCACCTGCCCCGTACAGCTCCCGCTCATGCACGACCATGTTCTGAACGGTCCAGCCAGTGAACTTCGCCCAGGCCCCGGTCAGTGTGTTCATGACGTACTGCTCGGAATAGCTGGTTGTGATTGGGATGTTCACCAGCAAAGCCTGCTCCCGGGGGTAGTCCAGAACCTGCCAGTTGATGTTCGTGCGGTAGGACTTCACGGCCAGCGCAAATGCCCGGTCGATCTTGTCGGTGAGCGCGAGGCTGGCGATGATGGAATCCCGGGCCCCCAAAAGCTTGCTGAGGCGGAACAGCCCCAGCTCGCAAAGAAACAGCAGATCCCCGCCGAACTTCGCGAAGCAGCGAAAGCCCCCGATGGGCGCGGCAACTGACATCACACCGACCTTTGCGAAGGTGCTGGCTGACGCGGGGTCAGTGCCACGATAGACGGCTAGCTCGCCTTCGCTGCTAGCAAACACCGTGTAGTCGTCTTGCCCATCCCCGGCATCCGATGACCAAGTCGCAATGCCGACGAGATAGCCGCCACGGGTGAAGACCTGCCCGAGAGGGAACTCCGTCAGCGCGCCACCGACCGCCGCCGTGGGCAGGTACCACGCTGACGTGGAGCTGGCTTTCGTGAACCACAGGCGGCGATGGGCGACAGCCACGGAGGTCAGATCGCTGGTTGTCACCCCCGTGATGGCCGGTGTGCTGACCCCGTTGATGTCTTGCCAGGTCGTACCGTTGTAGAGCTTCAGCAGATCCTGGCCGTTGACCGCAACCAGATAGGCACCGCCGGCAACCTCGAAGTTCACCCAGGACATTTCTGTCCCGGTGACGTTGGCTACGGCTGCACCGCGAGCCCCGCCAGTCGAAACATCGTAGATGTGATCTTGCGTCACAGCCAGGAGCTGCGAGCCTGCCTGCCCATTCCACGACATCATCACCTGCGGTGTGTCCGGCGTGAACCCGGTGCTGAAGCGGCTGTACCCGCCGCGCAGGTCAACAGACCCTGGTCGTGGGAACCAGTTCTCCAGCACAACGGCTTCCGTTGCCTTCATGCGATCCAGTGGATCACGGGCATTCCACCCACCGATCGGGGCGGTCAGGAAGTCCGACAGGGCCCGTCGAAGGCCCTGTGCTGATTTGCGAATCTTCGGTTGACGCATCATGATGGTGTGATCCAGTTACCAACCGGGACGATGATTCCGGGCTGTGCGGTGTGCCCGCCTCCGCTCATGCAGACTGCCCGGGAGGCGTTGGAGGTGCCAGCCATGCCCTGAGCGAGTTCCTCAAAGGCCCGGAACTCCTCGGCGTAGTCAAAGCCCTTCTCGGCCTTCCACCGCCAGCGCATACCGGCGAGCAGGAGCTTGTCCGGCAGCAGAAACGTGTCGGTATCCGCTGACGGGTACTGCTTACGCTGATCGGCGGCGTCCAGCACAGCGAAATTCGAGTAGTACTCGAACACGCAAAGCTGGCCGGCAGCGGGCTGAGGCTCCATGTACAGAGCTTTGTTGCGAATCCGGAACCAGGAGATTGGGCCGGTGGCCGCCAGGGCCTTTTGTGCCTGCCATTCCCGGCCGGTCAAAGCCCCTGGAACCTCCAGCCGCAGCGCCCGGTTGAAGAACGTGCCCGGCTTCATGCGCTCGAAGCCCAGCGGAGCGATGTCGGAGAGCAAACCTTGCAGATCTGCGGCGACCGTCGAGAACGAGGCGTCTTCGACAAGCTCGCTGAGATCGAACTTCGTTGTCAGGTGATCAAGCACCTCCTGGAGCAAGCCAGAGGCCTGCGCAAGCGTGGTCGAGCCAGCAACGGACGAAGCCGTGGGCAGCCCAGTACGCAGGGCGAAGGCGTTGCAGAGTTCCAGGAGGTTCATGATGGTCAGGCCGCAGCGCGGGCGCGAGCTGGTTGTGCGATCTGAGCTTGCAGCGCCGTGTTCTGGGCTTCAAGGCTCTTCATGCGGGCATTCGCGGCATCGAGGGCTTCGGTCAGCGCGGTGAGCTGCGCGGAAACAGTCCCGATGTCCTTGGCCGACGCCAGCCAATCACGGGCCTGCGCTTGCAGCGCACGAGCGCCCATGCCGATGCGGGACAGCAGCTCTTCGTTGGCCGCGGCCAGATCTTCCAGCGTCAGGACATGCAGGTCCAGCAGGGTTTTGGCCTGCGAGGGGGACAGGGCAGCCCAGGTCTTGATCGGAGTGCCATTCACGGGCAGTTCCTGACCTTCCTTCCAGAGCTTGTACTTGTGCTTGAAGCCGTCCAGCCATTCGGCGGGGAAACGGCCCTGATCGGTCTGCGTGGCAAGGTACTCGAACCAGTCGCCGACCACGCGCTCAACACGGTCCTTGGACCCTGCGGGGGTGATCAGAGCATAGTCCACGTCCTTGGCCTTGTAGCAGCCAGCTTCGATGGAGGCTTGACGATCCTCTTCCGGACGTGTCTCAAAGACCACATACGGGGGACGTTCTTTCATGATTTCAGGCATATCGACCTCTTCCCAGGTTGAAACATCCCCAAAAAACCCCAAGAGCCGAAGCCCTTGGGGAAACGCCCTGGGGAGGCGGAACGTTTTTTACAGCGGCGAGGCGGTCTTGCGAACCCAGCCGTACTCGCCAGAAGCGAACGCGGTGTCAGCCGTGTAGGTGCCAGCGGCATCGGTCAGGGCGAAAGCGCCGCTGACGGTGCAGGTGCCGGTGGCCACGACTTCGGAGGCCTGGACGTAAACCCAGGTGCGATTGGTGTCGTCGAGCTGGGGAGTGCCCAGGTTGAACTCTTTCGTGCTGGTGCGGCGAGCGAAGTTGACGCCGACCAGGGGAATCACTGCGGGCATGATGAAGCTCCTTCAGGGGTGTAGGGAAAGCGCCCCGATTACGTTTCCATAATCGGGGCGGTGTTGCCGGTCAGGCCTTCTCAACGCCTTGCAGCGAACGGTTGCTGCAAGTCGTGTTGCCCATCCAGAGGATCGGAATGACCGCAGCGTCCTGGTTGATCGGCTTCATCTCGTCCATGACTTCCATGTCAGCATCGCTGTGGGCGACCAGTTCCATGTAGTCAGTGTTGAGGAAGTACGAGTGGGCAGCGGGGATGCCGGAGCCACCGTCGAAGATCACGTCGGCCTTCTTGTACTTCAGGGACTGGAAGCCCCCGACGGCCTTGGTGTCATCGGTGTAGCGCTTGATCGACAGCTGCGAGGCTTCGTACAGGGCGAAGCGATCGTTGGAGCAGACGATCAGGTCGGGCTGGTCATCACCGCGGGTCAGGGCCAGGTACAGATGCAGCCACTGGTTCTCGATGGTGGTGGCGGAAACCGTCACAGCACCGCCGCCTTGCAGTGGAGCCGCAGCCGACTGCACCTTGTTGCGCCAGAACGTCCAGGTATTCGAGTCGATGCCACCCACAGTGCCCAGGCCGTTGTCGGCGACCAGCTTCTGCAGACCGTCGATCTGGTTGGCCAGGGTGCCGTCGCTGTACAGGTCGCTGGAGAAGTTGTTCTTGAAGGTGCGCATGGCGTTCTTCAAGCGGGACTTGGCCAGGTTGATGATGCGGCTGCCACCGGAGTTGGTGCGCAGTTCCAGACCGCTGGCGGTCACCGACATGGCGATTTGACGCCACTGGTATTCCGCCGCGCTGATCACGTCGCTGGCGCCGATGTTCAACACGTCGTAGCCGCTGTAACGCTGGTAGGTGCCGTTCTGGGCGTAATCCAGGCCGCAGACGATGGACAAGCCGCCGTCTTCATGGCGGACTTGGTTCTTGTCGTACAGACGACGCATCAGCGCGTTGTTGTTCGACACGTTGTCCTTCAAGTCCTTGCGGTGCTTGCGGAAAGTGGTCGTCACCAGTTCGGTGAAGACTGCATTGGGAGAGGGCATGGTAAGCTCCTAGAGAAGGGTTTGGGTCAGGTCGACCGGGATGAGATCTCGGCCAGGGTTTCACGCAATGTGTCATCCATACTGCCCGTGGGAGCCGTTCCGCTCGCTCGTCGTGCCTGTGGTCGGATGGCGACCGAAGCTGCTTTCTTCGCAGCGGCTGTTCGTGCCTGAGCTTCCTGCCGGAGCTTGGCGTCCCGTTCGGCTGTCTGCCGTTCGAGTTCCTTGGCACGAGTGACCGGGTTGGTCCAGACCGCTTTTTCGTAAGCCTCTTCGAGGGTTTTCACAGCGCCGGACTTCAGCAACACGATCATGTCGTTGGACACATCGTTGAAGTGCGAGTTTTTCGGGTCAGCCGCAAAGGTATTGATCTGGGAAGTGATTTCCGAGAGCTTCGCCTCATGGGCCTGCCGTGTCTGCGCCGTCAGGATGGACTTTACCGAATGCAGCTCGGATTGCAAGGCTTGGACTGCGGGGTCCACGAATACGTCACCGCCTCCGGAGAGCTGGGACAGATCGACACCGTAGTCCTGGGCCAGGCGCTGGAACAAGGCCAGCTTTTCCTGGGGTTGGCCCAGCGCGAGAGTGTGGTGAGCCTGCATCAGGCCGGAGATTTGCTGCGCGGGGTCGATGTTGTGCTGTTGCAAGATCGGCAGATATGGGTCGAGCACGGTCTTGATGGAACGGCCAAAGCCGGCATCAGCCTTGTACGTCTCCATGCCCTTGAACATGTCGTCTTCGCGCTTCAGAACCTCGGCCTGGACGGTCGGGGGCAGCTGCGACCACAGCTCACCGGCCTCCTTGCGCCAGGTTTTGGGGACCTCGGCGGCAGGCGGGGTTGCGGTGGCTGCGGGTGCCCCAGGGATTTCCGTGGGCTTGCCCCCAGCAGCAGCCAAGTCCGTTTCGGTGATGTTCAGGTTGACGTCATCACCAGTGCCGGCACCGTCGTCGCCGCCGTCGGCTTCAAACCCCAGCCCTTCGGACATCGAGTCCAGGGCCGCGCTCATGTCAAAATCTGTGCCAGAACCCAGGTCATTTTCAAGTGGCATTTTCAGCTCCTATTATCGCACCACGCCAACATCGGCGCCATTTTCCAGCTCTGTCGCGAGCTGTTCACGTTTCCGCGCGGGGAGCTTTTCGATGAACTCCTCGACGGTAGCTTCGACAGAAGCCTCAAGAGCGGTTTCCGCAGCGATGGCTGCGGATTGTTGCTGCTCGGTCTCACCTGGTTCGTACACCCGGCAACCGTGCTTTTTCAGGTTTTCATGGTGAGCCCGTCGGCCTTCGATCCAATCCCCTGTGATCGGGCAGTTGTAGCCGGGGTAGTCCCCCAGGACAGCCGGTGCGGCAATCTGCCGATCCATCAGGGTTTGGCAGCGACTGCAAGGCTCAGCCATGTCGATCAAGCGTATGGGCTTGAAGACGTCTTGGCGGCCCCCACAGCCCCCACACTTGTAAGCGTACATTGGCATTCTGCGCCCCTATTATAGATTCGTAATGCGCCCCATTTATCGGGGCGTTTTCGGAGGCTTCGGCGGCATAGCCGCTTGCGCCTGCATTTCTCGCAGCTTGATCACGTGCGATTGCTGCGCAAGCTGGCCCTTTTGCTGCAGCTCTTGCAGGTTCATCTGATGCTCAGCCTGTCGGAACTGCATGTCCATCTCACGCATCTGCTTCTCATGCTGCATTTCCTCCTGCTTGGCCTGCATTTCGAGCTTGGCCAGCGCGTCTTTTGGGTCGGCCTTCGGTTGCGGGGCTTGCATCTTGCCCAGCTCTTCTTCGAAGTCCGCGCCGAGGCGATAACGACGGGAAAGTGCGATGAGCATACCCTTGGCGACATCGAAGGGCAACACGCCAGATTCGACTTGTGGACCGATGGCGGCAAAGAACTGAGAGATAGCCCCAAGCAGCTCCTGGATGTCCTGCTTGTCCTCCGTGGCCTCAGCGTCCAGAGTCGAGTTCGCCTCGATGTCGATCCGGAAGCTGCGTTGGATGTCGTTTTGCAGGAGCTGCAGCAGCTCGTCCCAGGAGGGCTTTTGCAGGATCTCCAGGGCTTGCGGGTCAGGCTGTTGGCCCTGCATTTGCAGGGTCTGCACGAGCACCTGCGCTTGCTGCTTTTGCTCCCCGGTAGGGAAGTTCAGCCCGGTCATCTGGCCGAGTGTTTCCGGGGCCAGCTTGGTGACGGACAGCTCCGCGATCAGCCGGAGGTTGTGACGAACGAACAGGGCAACACGGCGCTGGAAGCGCTTCAGGCGCAGCGTCCCCCATTGGTTCTTGAGCTCCTGGGCACCCAGCGTTTCGCTGGCTTGGCTCACACCCCGCATGATGTCGGCAATGCCAGTGATCTCGTAGATGACCTGCTTGACCTGCTGGCGATGGGTGAGCAGCTGTTGCAGCACCGTGACGAGTTTCTCAATCGGGATGAGCAGCAGGGCTTTGTCCAGGCCGGCTCCGCTGGTGCCGTACATGGCGGCAGCGTTGTCCATCGGCAGCAACGTGTTGTCATCAGCCTCGAAGATCTTCTCGATTCCGCTGATCGTGGAGTCGTAGAACCCGCGGACTTTCAGCGCCTGCACCAGCTTCCCAATCCGCACTGTCACGTTGTTCAGCTCCTCCGCCTGCTTTTTGTACATGCGGTAAAGCGGGACAGGCTGCAGCTCGCTGATGGTGTTGAACAGCATCAAGGGCTTGGCGCAGTTGAAGAACCCGGACAGGCCGTAGGGGTCGGGCTCTGGAGCTTTGAGGAACTGCTCCGGCAATGTCTTCGCGACGTGATAGACCATCAGGCTGGACTTGTCCCAGATCTGCCAGACCTCCACGAGCTTGACGCCCTTGAGGCTGTCTTCGAGGCTGTTGTAGCGGTCATCCGTGACGGAGATTTCCTTGGCTTCCAGCAACTGGTAGGTATCCGGGAAGGTCTTTTTGATTTCCTCCTGGGTCATGAAAAGCTGATAGCCGATCCAAGGCACATCCTCCCAGGTCTTGCCGTAACCGTGGGCAAAGCGATCCCAGGGGACGAAGGTCCCGGCTACGGCTTCACTGGCGACGCGCTGCTCTGCGGGGGTCTTGGGCTCTGGAGTCTCCGCAGCCTCCTCGCTGCTGGCAGGTTCAGACACCTCCGGCACTTCCTCGAACTTCGCCTCGTAGTCATAGCGGATCAGCCCGCGACCAGGGACCAACGCCTGCAGCACAGCAGACTCGATCAGCGAATCAAAAGTCGGAAACTCCGCGAGGTTGTCATCCAGGGTGTAGGCCAGCGTGCGCTGCACGACCTGCGAAGCGGCTTTCGCCAGCGGGTCAGCCTCGTTGAACCGCCGCTTAACCAGTGGTCGAGGGGTGGAGTTGTACAGTGCAGGGGCCAGCGTCTCCGTGTTGGCATAGAGGATGTTGAACTGATCACGCGCAGATTCCCCACCCTCATAGATCTTCACGATGTCCTTGGCTTCCTTACGGAAGTCCTTTTCGCGCTTCTCCGCCTGCTGGATTTCGCCAATCCAAGCAACAACTGCGGGGTCTTCTTTACGGTCAGGCATGGGGCTCCTTAAGAGTTTGCGGTCAGAAAGCTTACAGCAATGCCGTCAACTGACTGGCCGTGATGATGTCCAGCTTGCCCTGCTGCTCCAGCTCATAGGCGTACTGAATGTCCTCCACGAAGTCGGCATAGATCCGATCCGTGTTGACCGGGGCCGCACCAGTTGTAATGTTGTGGTACATCAGGTTCCCGATTTCTCCACGGGTCACCAGGTCATCCAGCCGCCCCTTGATGGTGGCCACGGACTCATTGTTCAGTGCCCCGATGATCGGCATCAGCCAGCGCCCGTCCGTCACACCGGGCCCGGCCTTGGAGGTTTTCGGGATTGTGGTTCCACGGGCCGCCTTGTAGCCCAGCGCCTTCAACGCGTCGATGAATCCTTGGTGGCCGGGGGTGCGCTGGTATACGCCGTTGGGCCAGACGTAGTACCCGAGCCCCCGAGTCCAGCCGCGAGACGCCAGATATTCATGGTTGGCCAGAATGTCTGCAGCGGCCAGTGCATCTGTCCCGAATGTGGTCAGGGCATCCGCACCGTGGGGCACGAGGTCATGCCCATTCTCGTAGCACTCAGCAAGGCGGGCCTCGGTGGTCCACGTTGGGTTCGACCCGATGAGACTTCCAACAATCGACATACTGGCCTTGATGCCCAGGCTGTCCAGAAATGGGATGCCGTACTGGAACCAAGTATCCCAGCCATCGTCCTGCGTGATGAGCAGCTTTGCCTTTGCTACCCAGTTGACCTGTGCATGACTCAGGTAGAACTGAGCCCCTACAGTGTTTGCCGTGACCAGCAGGCGCAGTTCAGCGAAAGGTAGGGTTGCAAAGCCAGCGCGACCAACCCCATCCTCCCCGCCCCACTCAGTACCGACAAAGCCAATGAAGTGCCAGCCGTTGAACTGCTTGTCCGTGTCCGCAGCGATGTTGTAGGTCTGGAAGACCCCGTTGGTGAAAAAGCGATCCCCCAGGGACACGTAGACGATGAAGTTGTTGATCTTCGTGTAATCGGGGATGTAGACCCACCAGCCAGCACGGCCACCACGCGACAAGGTCAGCGGCATGTCAGGGTTTGGCATGATGCTTCCCTGGCTTGTGTTTGTCATCGTCACACGAGCCGGTTGACCGCCTCTCTTGCTGAATGCCCCATCCTTGACCACCGTCATGTTCGCGCTGAACTGGTAGTCAGTCAGTGGGGTGTTTTCAAGGTCATAGACCACGATCCCCTGAGCACCGAGGCTTCGCGCAGTTGCAGGCACGAGCGCCGCACCAGAGCCACTGCTGTCATCCGGATCAACTTCCGGGGTCATCTTGTTCCAGCCGATCGGACGAAGTACCCGATCACCCAGCCCGGCGGTTCCGCTCAGCAGTGCATCCCCGCCTTCCGTTTTACCTGCTACGATCGTCATTGGAAATCCTTTCGATGTCAGTCGCCACGCTCACGGCGCTTCTTGCGGCGCTGAGCTTCGATCAATTCCGCGATGGTATATTCCCCAGGGTTCTTGGGCAAGCCCGAAGCGGCGAGCGCGGGCGGGCGGGGTACCCAAGGGCGAGACATGCAGGCGTAGCGGATTTCATCCCCTGCGTGGTCCTCACCCTCGGTGTCGATGTCTTCTGTGTTGTCCTCGTCATGCTGCAGCACCGGGAGGGTCCGAATGGTGTCCTCGCAGCACTCCAGGAAGTACAGCATCGGCAAGCCGTTATCCCCGACAAGCCGTGAACGGAGCTGCGACCACCCCGGAATCCGCTTGTTATCGGCGGCTCGCCAGGTTACTTGCCGCTTGGCCATCGCCTCACCGATACTGGGGCCGCCATTTCGGATGTAAACAGCGGGGTCGGCCACGCCATATCTGATCCGCTCGCCCTTTTCCCGCTCCCTGATGCCATCCGCGACGTCCTCGGCGAGCATTTTCAGGCCGACGTTCGGGCCCTTTGCACCGTACCATTCCCGGTACTTGATCAGCGCGCCAACCGGGATATACCGGCCCTCGAAGTCGATGGCTTCTTCGACCACGCAGTACCAGCCCGTTGAAAACGGCCGGGCCGAGCCCCAGTCAAATGCCCGAAAACGCAGCCAATTCGGCTTCAGCCGATCGGCGAAGCTCATCGGCAAGACATGCTTCATCTCGTCCCACTCGTCGAAGAAAGCCCCGTCGATGATGGACCAATCCCCTTCAAGCCAAGCCCGGACCAGTGCCTCAGAACCGGACTGCCGCAGACGCAGGATATACGTCGGGTCATTCCGCATCAGCAGGACGTTATCCCCGACCTTCGATGGGATGAACACGCGGTCGAGGCTGACGGTCATTTTCTCGCCGTCCAGCTCGATCTCTGTCTCTTCGACGATCACGGTGTAGCCGAGCGGGTTGGGGTCGATGTACCGGGCCTTGACCCAGGTATGGCCCGGCCCGCCTGGGTTGCCTGTGAGCCGCATCCCGCAGGGAACGCCAGCCCCGGACCGCAGTGTCGCGCGGAGCTTGTTGACCGGGCCGGGGGATGGGAAGTTCGTCAGCTCTTCGATGTAGATCCGGGTGTACGAGTGACCCTGGTACTCTTCCGCGTCGGAGTCCTTCTCCAGGTACGCGAATTTGAGGCGCGCGCCGTTGGCCATCGTCCAGGTTTTCTGCTGCTCATTGTACTTCCCGCCGAGCTTGGTGAAGAGCTGCTTCGTGCGGGCGATCACCTCCGCCAGCTGCACCAGCTTCCGCCGGAAAAAGATCCCGATGGCGTCTTCACCGTAGCGGCTGGAGTGGTCGAGCCAATCCCCGATGGATGACTCTGTTTTCCCGCCACCGCGAGCACCGCCGTAAAAGACCTCAAAGACCGGGCAGGCAATCAGCGCGGTCTGCGGGCCCTCTTGCGGCTGCCAGAGGATCTTGGAGTTCTCGAGACTGAGGGCTTCGGTCATTTCGCTGGTTGACGGCCTGCGGCCATCCCTTTTTGAAGCATTTCGACGATTTCCAGGTCCGACATATTGCGATAAGCCTGGGAATGCCGCTCGATGATGGGGATACCGGCCTGCTCCAGCAACGTCCTCGCCGGTGTTCGGGCTTCATCCTGGAAAACAGCCCCCGCGAAGCTGTCCCGATTGAGCGGTGTGGAGCCGATGACCTTCAACTCCGCGTATCTCGACGGCGTGTGCTGGATAGCACGGCGAGCCAACGCGGCCTGCTTATACACGTGCGGAAGATCCTTCAGGAACTGCTCACGGGTGAAGCCGTTGACCTTGTAGTCATGCCAGAGGTAGGTATTCACCCAGCTTTCCTCGCTCTGCTCTTTCATGAAGGTCTCGAAGCTGCCGGGACTGCCCGGGCCTTTTTTACCCTGCCCGACCATCTGAATGATTTCCTTCTTGGCCGGTTCGCCTAGCCATCCGAAGTCATCCCCCATCGCCTTGTTGACGATGGCTTTTTGCCAGGCACTCTCAGGCATGGGGTTGGCTTTCAGCAACTTCCCACCGATCGGTGACTGCTCGTAAGCCTTGAAAGACCGGAAAGCCGGGCTGGTGTTGACCGCCAGATCATGGTAGAAGTCCCCGGTGCTGCCGGCCTTCAGGCCTAGTAATCCGCCTTCGTTCAGTCGAAAATCCTCCAGCCTGGTCCGTGGTACAGCCCGGTCATGGATACGCGCACGCGCCTGTCGTACTACATCGGCCTTTTGCTCGATCCTTGCCGTACTGCTGCCGTATGTCCCGGTAATAGCCTTGAACAGTGTACCCATCCCGCGGAAGTGCTCAGGAGAAAAGTAGTCTGTATCCAGGCTGGTCAGCCTGTCGTAGGCAATATGTGGGTTCGAGTCTTTCGCCACTTCCTGGAAACGCTGTAGCAAGGGCGCGATCTCTGGGTGCTCCGCGAGCGGTGTGCCGTCCCAGGTGATCTTGTTCTTTGCGAAATCCCCACGCAGGAACTTTTCGGCGACATCCCCATCATTGTCGCCTGCATATTTAAGGGAAAGTTCCCTAGGTTGCATGGCGGTTCCAGCAACCCTCCCCTGGAAATCCCCGTGACGCGCAGTATAAGCGTCCCGGTTGAACAGCGTGCTTGGGCTCGTTGCAGGATCATAGGCCCCCAGCCGTGGGATCAGCGCAGTATCCCCGAACTCCGTCATGATGGCGTTGCGCTTGATACCGATGCTGGGGGAGTACAGCTCCATTTTACCGGTTTTCGTGGCCAGCTTCGGCAATACATCCTGATCCAGGCTATGCGAAGCGATCAGCTCTGGATCGGGTGTATCCCCGGGGCCGCGACTGACGCGGATCGCACCTCGCTGGGCTGCCCTAGTGCCAGCGCGACCGCCGGCCGCCAAGCCCTCATCCAGCATCTTCACCACCCCGCGGGCAGCTGGCTTCGCCAACCCGACGGCCAGTGGTGTCATACGACCATACGTGTACGCTTTCGAGCCGTCATCGGGCGTACCGAACTTCTCAGCCAGCCAATCACTACCGCCGACCGGCTTTTCGATCAGTGGGAGAGGTTCCTTCAGCAGCCCGGTTTTGTGCCCGGCATACCCCACCCCGGCCAAGCCGAGATTCAGCAGATTCGCAGCAGCGTCCACGGGCATACCGAGGTTGTCTGCCCCAAGCCCACGACTGAGGCCGTTGATATACCGAAGAATGCTTTGCTGATCCATGCCTTAACCTCCCACAACGCGGCTTTCCGCGTCGACAACCCGTTGATCCAGCCGCTTCGGGGCGAATGCCGCCCCCCAGGATTCCGCCGATTCGGCTTTCGGAGGCAGCGGGACGACGAAATTCTGCTGGATCGCGACGTTTTGCTGCCGTGCGCCGAAGCCCAGCGCGGTGGTCGAGAGCTTCGCGGCGTTCAGCGCCAGATCGGGGTTCCTGGTCAGCTGCACCTTCTCCAGCACCACATCCAGGCTGACACTCGCGAGCGCCCGGAGCTTTTCCTCGATGCTGGCAACGATCGTCGGGTCGACCAGATCGGCCTTGCGCTGAGCCATCCGAGCCAGAAAGGCGTCGGAGTTCATGATCCGGCTGACCCAGGCCTGCGTGTACCCGAAAGCCTCAGCGATTTGCCCCTGGCTGATCCGCGGGTCGGCGATGATCAGATCAATCATCGCGTCGTGCGAGTACTTCACCCGCGCGATTGCCCCAGCCGCGCTGGCCGTGCCCTGCAATGGCGCGCTCTGCGCTGGCTGAAAGGCCTCCCCCAGGAAGGCCGCGGTTGCTGCGTCGTTGTTCATGCTTTGCTTTCGCTGCCCGGGGTCGCCCCGGCGATGTGCAAGCATACCCGGGCTGCGCGGACGGGTCAAGCCCCTGGCCAGCCTAGTCCCAGCCCGACACCCCGCCCCGATTATTCCGCCGTAATCGGGGCGGTCTATTTTCGGAGCTTTTTCCGGATTTTTTCGAGGCAGCTGAAAGACACCCCCGGGGTCAAGGTTTGTGGGGGTGGGGAAGGTCCGCGTGTGGGGGGAGGATACCCGGTAAAGGTGCCCAAACAGCCACCCCCGGCTGCCGACAAGACCCCCCCCCCCAAGGCCTCGGCTGTCACGGGATGGTCACACGGCTGTCATAGTTGTAACAGGCAGGAGGCGGGGCGCGGCCCCAGGCAGGCACGGGAATTGCAGAGGGCTGGCAGGTGTGACCAAAAACGTCACCCGATGACAAGAATTGTCAGGCAGGTGTGACGAAAATTGTCACCATGAGCCGGGCTGAGGGGTGAAAACCGAGGGTAAACCCCCGGAAAATGGGCCGGAAAGGGGCTGGCATGGGGGTTGCATGTTGAGGGATGACCGGACGGATTCCCCGGACGGCGCCACGGGGCCAAGCCCCAATAGATAGGATGACGCGATGACCACCACCACCACCACCACCAAAACCCCAGCCATCAGCTGCGAGATCATCGGGACTGTTGTGACGTTCACGACAGCGGACGGCCTGAAAACCAGCCTGGACGCCATGAGCCTGACGGCGGAGCTCCGCGAAGCGGCCATGATGCATGGCCTGAAGCAAAAGCTCGGTGATGCCGCAGCCATCAGCCGGAACCCGGACACGGGGCGGAGCGCCACCACGGCGGACAAGCTCGCGGCGATTGAGGAGGTCCGCGAACGGCTGCTGGCCGGCAGCTGGAACAAGGGCCGCGTGGCCGGGGATGGCGCAGGCCCTGGCGGGCTGTTGTTCAGGGCCCTTTGCCGCGTCAAGGCGGACAAGACCCCGGCGGAGGTCCGGGCATACCTGGACGGCCGAACGAAGGAAGAGCTGGCCGCGCTGCGCAAGGTTCCGGCCATCACCTCCGCCATCGAAGCCATCAAGGCGGAGAACGCGAAGGACAACGGCATCGACGGCGAAGCACTGTTGGCGGATTTCTGACCCCAGGGGCTGCGGCCCCGCATCACCCAGGCCCCCGGCTCACCCCCGGGGGCTTTTTCACGTCCGGGCGTGGTGCGGGGATGCCCGGGTGGTTTGCCGATGTCGTTTGCCGGGCCGGAAACACCCCGCCACGGCCCGATCACCCGGGGGGAGCCACCACCCTACCAGCCCGCCCCTCGCGCCCCGCCACGGGGCTCCATTCCCCGCCCCATCAAACCCCCACACCCCGGGGCCTGCCATGCCCGCACCACCCAGGCCGGGGCGCGCTCGCGTGTGGGCTGGTGGCCGAACCCCGCCCCGATTACGCCCCGGTAATGAGGGCGGAAAACCCCCGGAGGCATTGCGGCCATATCGGAGGCAATACCCCCAGAATCCGGAGGCATATCGAGCTATTTTACGTTGTGAGGTCAGGGGGGTACCTCCCTCCCCTCGTGACGTGTGGCATTGTGATGGGTTGTAGTCAGTTTTTTTTTTTAGACCTCACACACAAGCATCCATTGGGGGCACCCCCCTGATCGCACAACGTAAAATGGCATGAAATGCCGGGGTATCACCGGGGGAATGCCTCCGACGGCCACAAACCCCCGGCAACCCACGGGGAAGGGTTTACAACCACCACTTGCAAGCTGGCAACTCCCCGGCCATGATGGCGAATCCCGGCAACCCCCGGCAACAGCGATGGATCGGGGGCAATGGGCCTTAACCCAACGCGGCAAAACCGGGGCTCCCCGGCTTTGGTTGATCGATAACCCACAACCCAGCGCGACAGCGCCATATCCCCATGAGCAACACCAAGCAATCAACGACGGAAAAAGCCCGGCTGCAAGGCCTTTGGCGAGCGGCAGCCCAGCGAGGAGAGCCGCTGATCCTGCAGGTCAAGGACCTGTCGACAGCCCGCAATGTGCGGTTTGCGCTTTACAACGCGGTGCGCGGTGAGCGGCAAGCTCCTGGTATGGCCGACGAGCTGCTCCAGCAGGCCCTGGACAGCGTGCAGGTCAGCGTCCAAGCCAACCCCCCGGCGGTTGTGCTCAGCCGGAAGGCGATCCTGCAGCTGACCGAAGGGCTTCTCGATGCCATCCCCGGGCTGGCGGAGTTGTCGAAAACCAGCGAGACGATGCAAGCGGACGCGAGCCTGCAGCGGGTTCAGCAGCGCATCGCGCAAGCGGCCAACGCCGAAGCGACAGCCTCCCCAGGCTTGTCCGATGGCTTCCGCAACCCTGGGCAGGCCGCTAACCCGTTCTTCACCTGTGATCCGGCTGTGCCAGGGGGTTCGAAGTGAGCGATTACAACCCCAACCCGGCTGGGCACTACCCATTCCGCTGGACCGCGCAAGCCAAAGCGGCTGCAGCAGCCCCCGGGCAATGGTTCGATGTCGAGGTGACTCTGACCGCAGCGCAGGCACAGCGCAAAATGGAACGTCTGCGCGCGTATGCGAAGGGCTTGCAGCGCTTCCCACAGGCCGAACCCGGGCTGACCGCGAAGCTCTCCGAGGGCTTTGACCTGCGGTTCAAGAAAATCGAGAAGCCCGGCCTGCACTGGCAATGGGTTGTATACCTCAGCTTCCAGCCATGCAAGCCCGATGTTGCAGAACTGATCGAAAAAGCGCTTTCGGGGGTTGACAGCGGGAGCGGAGCCCGCTAATCTCGGTTTACCGGGCGGGGTTGAGGGCATACCGGCAAGCACCCTCCCCGCACCGGATCATCAACTGCCTGCCAACGGGGCGAAAGCCCCAACACCTCAAAGGAGCCATCATGGCCACGAAGCAAGAAGCACAGATCGAAACCGTCACGATGGATGACGGCCGTGTTGTGGACTTTCCAGGCAAGCGTCAGCTGCTGAAGTCCTCGACCATCACGGCTGACGGCAAGGTCGAAGTCCGCATGGACTTCCGCAACGGCGAGACGCGTCTGTTCACCATCCCCGAAGCGCTGCTGCTGCAGTTCGCTGCGCACGGCGCCGAGCAGAAGCTGGGCGACGAGATTGCCGGTTTGAAAGACCCCAACGGTGCTGAAGCCAGCATCGAAGACAAGGTCTTGACGATCGACGATCTGACCGAGCGCCTGAATCGCGGTGAATGGAACGTCCGCCGTGAAGGTTCGGGCATGGCCGGCGCCAGCGTCCTGATCCGCGCTCTGATGGAACTGCGCGGCAAGGCCGTCAGCGAAGTCAAGGCTTTCCTGGGCACCAAGACCCATGCGGAAAAGCTCGCTCTGCGCGAAGTGCCCGCCGTCAAGGCGATCATCCAGCGCCTCGAAGCCGAGAAGGTCAGCCGCAAGCCCTCGATCGACGGGGACGCCCTGCTGGCGGACTTCTGATCGAACACCGGCGCAAGCCGGTTATGGCCACGTCGTGAGACGCTGGGAAGCCCTCCCCCCGTAGGGTGCCAGACACGGGAAGCGCGAGAGCGCTGCGACAGGGCGCTGACCCTGATGGAGCTGGGGGAAGACCCAGGGAACCGCCCCCGCAGAACGTCTCCCTGCGGGGGCGGACTTCCTTTAGCGGTCGATGGCCGGGGCGGCAAGGGTTGTGGGCAGCGGGCCATGTCTTCGTTGACACCGCCCCGATTACCCGGGTATAATCGGGGCGTTGATTGAATTTTGTGCGATTCCCGCGCGATCAATCACCTGGGCGCAGGCCCAGCACCTGGAGACACCACAATGGCACACCCGAACTTTGAAGCGATGCTTCCCGGCACCCCTGGCTTCCGCGCGGATTATCGCGAGTTTTCGCCCTTCGATGGCGAACCCCTGGAAGCCTTCGAGCGAGCTTACAAGACCAAATCCGGCGACTGGCAGATCAAGCCAAGCAGTGAACTGCTCGCGAACCTGGACGAAGACGATCTGGGCTTCTGCCTGAACTGCGGTGCGCAGGATCAGGAAGTCGAACCGGACGCAGCGCGATATACCTGCGAATGCTGCGGCGCTCCAAAGGTCTTCGGCGCCGCTGAGCTGGCCTTGCTCGGCATTTACTTCTAACCCCAGGGAATACAAATGACCAATTTCGACGACTTCGCGGATCTGAACGCCGCTATCGCCCAGCAGCTCCAGGTCAAGGCCGACAGCGCTGCAACAAAAACCGCCCGGGAGCGTCTCAAGCGCGGGGGGCTCAGCGCCCAAGAGCTGCTCGCCGATCAAGCCCGCATCGCTGAATGGGAGCGCAAGCATGAATGGCGCGCCAGCACCAATGTCGTGCTGTTCGAGCGTGAAACCTGCGAGACTTGCCAGACCACCGCGGATCGCTTCGTGCAGTTCATGCAGGTGCAGGTGCATCGGCATCTGCGCGACAGCCACCGGGTTGTCCGCGTGGAAGCAGCTGACGCAGCTCTGCCCAATCGGGTGTATCTCCAGCAGCGGCTGGTCCCGATGTGCCCGGACTGCGCCTTGCCCAAGGGCTGGCTGCTCGATGATGCTTATGAAGTCGACTGGACCGGGGGCTGACCATGACATTCAGAATGCGCTACGCCGCTGCTCTCATCGCCGTGCTTGTGCTGTACGGCCTTGCCGGCCAAGCCGATTACGAATCCGCCCGCTTCGACGAATGCCAGGCTCAAGGCCTGGACTACAACGCCGAAGCGGATCTCTGCAAGTTCCCTGCCGCGCCAGCGGTGCAACCCCAGAAAGGTCTCTGATGCCACGCCCTAAAGCCGTCAACCCCAAGCTTGAAAAGAAGCTCCACCTCGACGCGGAGCTGGTCGCCAAAGCCGAGCTTCAGCTCTTCAGCGATCTCGAAGGCCGTGTGCCGTATGGTGCTTGGTCCGGGTACATCGAGCAGCTCATGCGGGAGGCCCAGCAGCGTCAGCAGCGTGCGGAAGCTCTGGCCAAAGCCCTGCAGCACATCGCCCACAAATCACCGGAAGATCCAGAAGGCTGGCATGTCGAAGCCGATCGGCTGTTGCTGACGGAGCTGACCGCGCTTGGCTACGATGTCTCGGCCTTCCAGCAGATCAAGAGGTATTATGCCTGACATCTACGAAATCTACCGGGAGATCAAGCTCAGCTGCCGGCTGTACGATATCTCCCCGGTCTTGACCGTCTACGCCCTTCGCCTCAACCTGGAGCTTCCAGCATGAACCCCCAAGACCAACACCGCGAAGCCGCCAAAGCCCGCTACATCGAGATGCTCAAGGACCACGATTGGGACTTCGCGCACAGCGATGACGCGCGCGTCTGGCGCCACGGACGGCTGGCCCAGGAATGCCTGGATTACCTCCAGCGGGAGCTGGACTACGGCTACGCTATCTGGAACGAGCACTGCCCGGAAGCTCACCGCCGCAATGCCCCAGCACATATCACCCCTGTTTCCTCAACCCCAAGCAACTGAAAGACCTCCGATCATGTCCAATCACCAATCGACCCAAAAGCTCAACACCCTGAAGAGCTTCCAACTCATGACCTGGGCGCAGAAGCCCGAAGTGTTCACCCGGCTGGCTAACGACCGCGATGAAGACCTGGCCGTGGAAGCCGGTAAAGCCCTGGGCTTCCCCATCACCAGCAGCAACATCAAGGGCATCCGCACTGCGCTGGCGATCAGCAAGAAGCGCGCCGTCGTCGGGCAAGCCGACCTGCCGCAAGTCCGGGAGGACCTGTACGAGCTGACGCAGTTCGTCATCGGTGCCGCCCAGCAGCTCGGCATGGCCATCCCGGCCCGCGTGCTGACCATCCTCGAACGCTGAAAGGCCCGCATCATGACATCCAGAATCATCCGGCAGTTCTCCCCTGCCTGGGCCCACCGTGCCCGCCATCCCTTCATCTATCTCGGCTGTCCGTACACCAGCCCCAGCCCGGAAGTCCAGCAGACCCGCGTGGAGGTCGCCAGCATCGTCGCGGCCGAGCTGGCCGTCGCCAACCATGCGGTGTTCAGTCCGATCACGCACGGGCATTCGATGGCCCAGCACCTCCCCGGGGGGGCTGCTGCCAGCACACACCAGTTCTGGATGGGGCAGTGCCTGCCGATCCTGGCTGCTGCCGACGAGCTTTGGGTGCTGCCGTTGGAAGGCTGGGAAGCCAGCCGGGGGCTGGAGGAAGAGCTGGTCTTCGCGCAAGACCACGGCATTCCGATCAAGTTCATCGTGCGGCTGCGCGAGCCTTGGAACAAGTACCTGGGGGGGTTTGAAGCCTCCGCGGAAGCCATCAAGCGTTGGGAGCAAGCAGAGGTTGTGACACTGCAGGCACAGACCTGGCTGGGGGTGAGGCCATGAGCACCAACCAACTGCCACCGCTGCCCACACCCAAATTCACAGAGACAATCCGGGGTGTGCCCTGCATCACTGTGACCGAGCATGAACACCTGATGCACGTCTACGCACTTGACGCCCTCGCCCAACAGGCGCAGGAGCCGGTGGGTAAGATCACGAAGTTCTGGAGTGACCACGAAGCTCTGGTTGAATTCTCGGAGCCTCACGGATGTGATATGCCGCGAGCCGGTGACAAACTGTATTTGCGCCCCTCCTGCACCACCCCACCAGCACCGCAAGTGCCCGCGCCAGTGGATGAGTTACCAGACCTGAACCCAGAAGACTTCGTTGTTGACGTTGTGCTCAAGCGGCTTGGCGGGTTCGCGCCAGTCACTAGCCACGGCGTTCGTGTCACGCACAAGCCGAGCCACATCAGTGTGGTGGTCGATAGCGAGCGCAGCCAGTACCGGAACAGACAACTTGCCCTGGAGGCGCTTCGCGCCATCACCCAAAACGAAAGGCGGTGAAGCATGAGCGAATCACTGAAGCAAGCCGCACAGCAAGCCCTTGAGGCAATGGAACTACACGCGCAGATGTATCCGAGCATGCAGAAAGGCTACACCGTGGACGCAATCGAAGCACTCCACGCAGCACTGTCCCAGCCCGCCCCGGTGGTGCCAGTGTGCCCAATGTGTGATGGTGCAGGCACTGTCACGGAGCCGTCCGACAACAGCCCGGACGCTTATGAGGTGGATGTTGCCTGCCCGCACTGCAACGGATCCGGTGCACTTGAAGACGCCTACACGGGCGTGGTTGCATTACTCAAGCGTGCAACGGAGAACTATCACCGAGCGCTGCCGTACATGGTCAAATGGAAGAACGAGGCCGCAGGACTTCCGCCACCGACCGTGCCAGCGCCATCACCGCAAGCGCCTGGACGACGCCAGGGCCCCCCAGGCATCACCCTTGAGCCCCAGGGCCACGATCAGCCTGCCGCGCCAGTGGATGCCTTTGCCGAAGGTTGGAGGATGGCGGCAGATTGGGCAAACCGCGATGACCTGCTGCCGGACATGGATAGCCCTCAGTACACCAAAGAGCGCGACGAAAGGTTGGCCGACCTACGCCCGCAGGCTGTGCCGATGACGGATGAGGTGCGCCGCAGCTATCAGTGCCTGCTTGCGATGAACACGCCCCACGGCTTCGGTGACCGTATCGGCCCGTTTGTCAAGTGGCTGCAAGACAGCGGCATCACAGCCAAGGCAGAAGACGCCCACCAACCCACCAAGGAGGCCGAGAAGCCATGAGCATCATCCGCACCTTCTCCACCGTCATCGGTGAAGATCTGGAAATTCAGGTCAAGTACCACATCAGCGACCCAGTCCCGCAAACTCACGACGATCCTGGACGTGATGCGGAGCTGACCATCGAGGCAGTAAAATTCGGGGTGTGTTGGGAGTCCCCCGAGGACTTCCCACAGCTCAATCTCGATGCCCTTGAAGAAGCCGCCCGGAATCACCACTTGAAACTACAGAAAGCCCGTTATGACTGAAATCGTCCTCGACCCCTCCGACAGCCCTGTCGGCCCCTCCCGGCGGCTTGACGACGGCCCACCCCTCAACCATGACCAGACGCTTGCGCTGGCCTCCATCATCGACTGGCTCAAGGCCCCCATTGACGGCGAGCCCTTCCGGGTGCTCAGTGGCTTCGCCGGCACCGGCAAGACCTTCATGCTCAGCCGCCTCCCGGGCCTGATCCGTGGCCGCATTGTCTGGACGGCCCCGACAAACAAAGCCACGAAATGCTTGCGGGAAGCCCTGACCGCCGATGATTACAAGCCAGAAACCCGCACGATCTTTTCGCTGCTGGGCCTGCGGCTTGAACCCAACGGGGAGGTCAAAGAGCTCACCGTTCCGGAAGACCCAGTTGATCTCAGCCTCTACCTCGTCGTGGTCGTGGATGAAGCCTTCATGGTCGGCAAAGCCTTGATGGACGCAATCCGCCACGCTCAAGGCATGTCCGGTGTGCGGTTCCTGTTCATGGGCGATCCCTGCCAGCTCCCGCCTGTCAAGGAGGACAAGTCCCCGGTGATGGATCTGCCGGTGATCGCGGAGCTGACAAAGGTCGAGCGCCATGACAACCAGATCCTGAAGCTCGCAACGCTCATCCGCAGCAAGATCGGCCACCCCGCACCGAGCATCCAGCTGGCCAGCGACAACGACGGGAACGAGGGGGTCTGGCGGCTCGATCGCCGTCGCTTCGATGCGCTGATCCTGGACAAGGCCGGGCTCGGCTGGTTCAGCGATGGCGTCACCGCCAAGGCCGTGGCATGGCGGAATGTCGAGGTCGATCGCTTGAACGCCATGATCCGCTCGAAGATCTATCCCGGTGTGACCGCGCCCTGGGTTGTCGGGGATCGGGTGATCTTCACTTCCCCGGCCCGGGATCTCGAAGACCAGCCGATCGCGTCCACCGATGACGAAGGCCTGATCGACACCATCGTGGAAGAACCCCACCCGCTTTACGCGGAGTTCATGACATATCGACTGACCATCACCCTCGACACGAACAAGATCGTTGTCGCGCGCGTCATCCATCCAGCGGACATGCCAGCGTTCCTCCGCAAGAAGGAAGACATGGCGGCGATGGCCAAGGCCAACGGGAAGTTCTGGCGGAATTTCTGGGACTTCAACGATGCATTCCACAGCCTCCGGCACGCTTACGCTGTCACGGCGCATCGCGCGCAGGGCTCATCCTACGACAACACCTTCGTGCTGTGGTCAGACATCCTGCTCAACCGGAACCGGCCCGAGGCGTTCAAGTGCCTCTACGTCGCGGTCACCCGGGCGCGCAAGCGATTGGTGCTGGGGGATTGATCCTTGGTGGCGGGGTGTTGACTCCGCCCCGATTACGGGGTTATAATACGCCCCAACAACGCGAGAACGGAGCCCATCATGCGCAAGCTTTCCATGCTCACCGACCTCAACGCCTTCGATCCCTTGCCCGCCCTGGGCGCGAAGATCGACAAAACCCCCAAGCCAGCAGCACCAGACCCGCTGTTGGCCATCCATGACTTCGAAAGGACTCCCCATGAGCTTTCTTCCCTCCGACCTGGACCAGCAGGCCAAAGCACTGCCTGCGGATCTGATGGCGCAGCAGCTCCCAACGCAAAGCAACCCCGCGAGGACTTTTTCGGATCCTTCGTACCTGATGGAGATCAACGCGATCAGGGCGAAAGTGGCGGCTGGCACAGCCACGCAGGAGGACATGCGGCAGGCGATCAAGCTGATCCGGGAAACCCGAGGAGCAGTGAGTCAATCTACGCCGAAAGCGTCCAGGGCTACTTCCGCTCGATCTACGAAATCAAAGCCCGCCAAACCGGACGGACAAGCATTGCTGGACATGCTCTGAAGGCCACCACAGCCAACTGGACGAAAGGGCTTTCCAAGGAGCATCTTGAGAAGCTCTACAACAAGCTGTACCACCTTAGGTCCAGCAACGAGGCCCGAGCGCAACTTGCCGACGAGTATATAGCCGCCCACGCACTGGCTCACCCCTAACCCGGACGCAGCCTCCAAGCCCCTCTCACCGGGGGCTTCAGGCTACGCCTCTGTAGCGATATACAGGAGAATCCCCGATGAAGCTCACGATTTACATGACAGCCGAGGGCTGCGAACGCTTGGCCAAGGACCCAACAGCCAAGCCCTACGCCTGGGAGTTCGGCGCCCGTTTCCACGGCGATGACATCGAGTACCAGCAGGAAATGCCCAAGTCCTGCCTACCGATGGCGGAGCTGGTGGTGGACATCCCAGCCGATGTTGATTACCTCCACCATGCTGTGCGCTGCCTCAACGAAGCCCTGACGGAGAAGATGGCTGAGGCTCACAAGGCTGAAGTCGAACTCCGCAGCCGCATTTCCAACCTGCTGGCCATCGGCCATGAAAGCCGCCAATCATGACCCACCCCCTGATGTCCGCCGAAGTCCTCGGCCACTTCGACACCCCCGTCGGCCAGTCCGCTGCTCCAGCGCGCCCGATGTTCCCGCACACCATCGACAGCACGATGCTGGCCGCGTTCCGGTCTTGCCCGCAAAAGATGTTCCGGACGTATGTCCAGCATTGGAAGCCCAAGGCCGAGTCCGTCCATCTGGTCGCTGGCGGGGCATTCGCCAAGGGCATTGAAGTCGCCCGCAAGGCGTTCTTCGACCAGGGCGCCAGCCGCGATGATGCCGAAGCTCTCGGCCTTGCCGCGCTGATGACCGCTTACGGGGACTTCCATTGCCCCAGCGACAGCGCCAAGTCCCTCGAACGCATGTGCGGTGCGCTGGAGTTCTATCTCGCGTCCTATCCCCTGGGCGATGACGGTATGCTCCCCCACCAAGTTGGCGGCAAGAACGCCATTGAGTTCAGCTTCGCCGAGCCCCTCAACATCGTGCATCCGGTGACTGGCAACCCCATCCTCTACACCGGCCGCAGTGACTTGATCGCCGACTACATGAACGGCATCTACGTCGTGGACGAAAAGACCACCTCATCGCTGGGCGCCAGCTGGTCCCGCCAGTGGGAAATGCGGAGCCAGTTCACCGGGTACATCTGGGCGGCCCGCCGGGCTGGTATTGAAGCCTCCGGCGCGGTCGTCCGTGGCGTCAGCATCCTCAAGACCAAGTACGACACCCAGCAGGCCATCACGCACCGCGGCCAGCACGAGATCGACCGCTGGGAAAAGCAAGTCGAGCGGGACTTGCAGCGCATGATCCAGATGTGGTCGGAAGGGTACTGGGACCACAACCTCGACCACGCCTGCGGCGAATACGGCGGCTGCTCGATGGTCGAGATCTGCAAGTCCCCTTCCCCCGATGACTGGCTGCCGATTTACTTCGAGCAGCGGGTTTGGGACCCCTTGGCGCGCCGTCAGCTCAGCGTTGAGGAGTGGGAGAAGAGCTGGGATCACAAGCCGGAAGCGGCCACGGGGGCCTGATGAACTTCCCTGCACGTCCTCTGCAGATCTGGTCGGCTCACCCGGTCAAGGCCAGGTACTTCGTCGGCTCGGCATTCCTCGGCGACAGTCACTTCGACAACCCGAACTGCCTGCCGTTCTCCGAAGCCTTGTTCTGCTCGACGTGCGGGGATGTCTGGGCGCGGATCGCCGTTGAAGGTTCCGCCTTCGTCGTCCGGTCTGTTCCCTGTGAACGCCACCCCGCTGCCGTCGGCATGGACTACAACACAGTCCCCGGCAGCCTTCTCCATTCCGGTCTGACCGCTGACAAAATCAGCGTGATGTACTGGGCCAGCGCTCTTGAAGTCCTCCCCCCGGCGGTACTTGCCAGGGAAATCCGAATCGGCTATGATGCGATGCAACAACAGCTGTTTCACAACCACGTTTGAAAGCTCAAATGACCACACCAGCAACCCCGGCCACCAGCGCCCCAACAGCCGGACTCCCCGGCGTCAACTGCCTGCTCATGGGCCCTGCCGGTACAGGCAAAACCCATGCCATCGGCACCCTCGTTGACGCAGGCATTCGCGTGTTCTACATCGCCCTGGAACCCGGCCTGGAATCCCTCCTCGGCTACTGGGTCGATCGCGGTCTGCCAGTCCCCGAAAACCTCCACTGGCACATCGTCAAGGCCCCGGACGCCAGCTTCACTGAGCTGCTCGACTCCGCAACCAAGATCAACACGATGTCGCTGGAGATGCTGTCGAAGCTCTCCGACACCAACCGCTCGAAGTACAACCAGTTCCGCTCGCTGTACGAGGTGTTGAACAACTTCACCGATCAGCGCACTGGCAAGAGCTTCGGCCCCGCCGACAAGTTCGACACCGACTGCGCCATCGTCCTGGACGGTCTGACCGGCGTCAACACAGCCTCGATGCTCAGCGTCGTCGGCGGCAAGCCCGTCCGCTCGATGCCGGATTGGGGTCTGGCGCAGCAGCAGGTCGAGACGCTCTTGGGCAAGCTCTGCAACAACATGCGCTGTCACTTCGTGCTGCTGGCCCACGTCGAGCGCGAGAAGGACGAAGTCCTCGGCGGCATCAAGCTCATGGTTTCGACCCTGGGCCAGAAGCTCGCGCCGAAGCTCCCAGCCATGTTCTCTGACGTGATCCTGTCCGTCCGCGAAGGCGATAAGTGGAAGTGGGACACAGCCAACCCGATGGCTGACCTCAAGACCCGCAACCTGCCCGTCAGCCAGAACATCGTCCCGACCTTCAAGACCATCATGGAAAAGTGGCGCGCCCGCGATGCAGCGATCCGCCCATCCATGCAGTCTTCGACGCCTAGCGCTTGACAACTGCGCCCATCCCGGTCATTATCCCCATCCCGGCTAGCGTGACCCGGGGCACCACGCACCAGCCTTCATACCGCCCCATAACCTCAATTGACTGGAAACCTCATGTCCACTTTCGACCCATCCTCCTTGCTCGAAACCACCTTCGTCGAAGCCAACGACACCAAGCTCATCCCCATCCCTGAAGCCGAGTACCTCGCAGTGATCGAAGACTCGAAGATCAACACCTGGCAGTCCAAGGACGGCGCCAACTCCGGCCTGCGCCTGGACGTCAACTACCTGATCGACGACCAAGCCGCCAAGGACGCCACGGGCCGTGAAAAGCTCTCGGTGCGCCAAGGCATCATGCTGGACCTGACCGAGGACGGCAAGTCCCTGGACATGGGCAAGGGCAAAAACGTGGCTTTGGGCCGTCTGCGTGAAGCAGCTGGTTTGAACGCCCCCGGTCAACCCTTCGCCATCCAGATGCTGCCCGGCCGTTTGGTCAAGATCCGCGTGACGCAACGCCCCAGCGACAAGGACCCTGAAGTCGTCTACAACGACGTGAAGGGCGTGGCCAAGGCTGGCTGATTCCGGCGGCTGATCGCTGCACAGTCGTGGCCCCGGACTTATACGGGGCTTTTTCTGCTTTGAGGGTTGGCGGTGTTTTGCGCCCCATGAATGGCGGGCCGTGGCGAGGTTTTCACCCCGTACCGTCACCCGGGTATCCCCACGGTATCCGCGCACAATGGCGGGGCCGTCACGCCCCGGGAAACCGCCCTCCCCCACCGCCAACCCATCCCGCCCACGGGCAAACACCTTTAAGGACGCTCCCCAATGCCTTCCATCCCCCTTTCCGCCATCGTCATCAAGCCAAACCGCCAGCGACGAGACTTCGACCCCGTGAAGATGCTGGAAATGCAAGCTTCGATCGAGTGGTCACCTGATCGCCGCAATGCCCAGCTCCAGCACGCTCCGGTGCTGCGGCAGGAGAACGGCCAGATGGTGCTGGTAGCCGGTGAAACCCGCCTGAAGATCATCGGGGATATTTTCGCCCTCGGTGGCTGCTTTGTCCACGACGGTCAGATGTACCACGCAGACGAGGGCGTTGTGCCGTACACCGATCTGGGTGAGCTGTCGGAAATCGAAGCCTTCGAAGCCGAACTTGACGAGAACCTCCGCCGGAAGGATCTGACGTGGCAGGAAACCGCGGACGCCACCGCCAAGCTCATGGAGCTGCGGACGATGCAGGCCAAGGCGGCGGCGCCGACCCCTGATCCGGTTGATCCAGCTGCCCCACCCGTGGCCGTGCCGATGCCAACAGCGCGCACCATCGCGGAAGAGCTGCATGGTCGCGGTGACGGTGCTTATCAAGACTCCGTGCGCAAGAGCCTGATCGTCGCTCGCCACCTGCACCAGCCGGAGATCAAAGCCGCCAAGTCCGTCGATGAGGCCATGAAGATCCTCAAGAAGCAGGAGCAGAGCGCGCGCAACACGGAGCTGGCCCGCGTGGTCGGCGCGACCTTCACGGTCGACACGCACAAGATCCTGAACGTCAATTGCTTGGAGTACATGCGCGGGATCGCCGACGGCCCAGAGCATGACAAGTTCGACGTGATCTGCACGGACCCCCCCTACGGCATGGGGGCTGATACCTTCGGTGATGCCGGTGGCAAGCTCACGGGGGTCGAACATCACTACGACGACAGCTATGAAAGCTGGTTGGCCTTGATGCGTGATTGGGCGCCGTTGTCCTTCGCTGTGGCCAAGACTCAAGCCCACGCATATGTCTTCTGCGACATCGACAATTTCCACAAGCTCAAGGAGTTCATGCTGGCTGCTGGCTGGTATGTCTTCCGCACCCCGCTGATCGTCCACAAGATGAACTCCGGGCGCGTCCCGCTGCCGGATCGTGGCCCACGCCGCCAGTACGAAATCATCCTCTACGCGATCAAGGGCAACAAGCCGGTCAACCACATCTACCCGGATGTCATCGCAGTCGAGGGCGACAAGACCACCACCCACGGCGCGCAGAAACCAGTCGCGCTGTATCAGAACCTGCTCCAGCGCAGTGTCAAGCCCGGCGATCGCGTGGCGGACTTCTTCGGCGGGACTGGCCCGTTGATCCCAGCTGCTCACGGCTACAAGTGCACCGCCGTGGTGACTGAGATGAACCCCGAATACTACGGCATCTGCCTGCGGCGGGCCCAAGAACTGCGCATGTCTGAAACCCCGGACCTGTTGGGCAATCTCTAAGGAAACCTCATGAGCTATGTCAGAGCTTCTGGCCCGGCTCCTTCACGCGTCATGATCGTAGCGGAATATCCGACCGAGAACGACGTGACGAAGGGGCTGGTGCTATCCGACTGGACCGGCAGTACCTTCAACGATATGCTGAAGGACGCCGGGATCTTACGATCGCAGTGCTACGTCACATCGGCGCTGAAAGTCCGCCCACCCCTGGGTGATATCGGCACGCTGATCGCGCTGAAGAAAAAGGACATCACCAGCGCCCATACCATCACCCGTGACAAGCACGTCATGCCGATCATCTGCGAACACATGCAGATGCTTGCGCGGGAAATCGAGCAGGTCCGGCCGAATGTCATCATCGCGCTGGGCAACACGGCGCTGTGGATGCTCACCGGGGCGTGGTCGGCGACAAGCTGGCGTGGGTCGATGATGGAGTGCGACCTGCCGCTGGCGCTTGACTACAAGCCCAAGGTCCTGCCGACCCTGCCGCCGGGGTTCGTCGCGGTTGACTGGACAAAGCGTGGGGTTGTCGTGCATGACCTCAAGCGGGCGCTGCAGATGTCCAAGACCCGGGAGTTAGTCCGCCCCGATTACCACTTTGTAATACGCCCCGACTACCCCACGGCCTGCCATTACCTGGACCTGCTCCAGCGACTCGTCGAGGCTGAGCCCACGAAGCTCTCCCTGGACATCGAAACCCGGGCTTACAACATCGCCTGCTTCGGCATCGCGTGGTCGGCCACGGAGGCGATCTGCATCCCGCTGATGTGCACCGAACGCATCGAAGGGTACTGGACCGAAGCCGAGGAGGCCGATCTGGTCTACCGGATCTGGCGGCTGACAACCCACCCCAACGCCCGCTGCGTCGGCCAGAATTTCTCCTACGACGCGCAGTACACAGACCGGTATTGGGGGTTCGTGCCCAGAGTCGTCCGCGACACCATGATCGCCCAGCACTCCTGCTTCTCTACGATGCAGAAGGGCCTGGATTTCCTCTCCTCGATGTATTGCACTTTCCACGAATACTGGAAAGACGAAGGCAAGGAATGGAACCCGGACATCCCGGAAGACCAATACTGGCGATACAACTGCAAAGACGCAGTAATCACCTTCGAGGTCGACGACGAAGAGCAGAAGCTCGTGGACGCGCTTGGCCTGCGCGGTCCCCACGATTTCCAGCAAAAGCTCTTCTGGCCAGTCCTCAAAACCATGCAGAGAGGTATTCGCATCAATGAAAGTACACGATCGGAATACCGCCGGGAAGTGGCGAAGCAAATCGAAGAACGGCAAGTCTGGCTCGACGAAGTACTCGGCGAACCTATCAACATACGCTCGCCCGCCCAGATGTGTGACCTTTTCTACGTCAAGCTCGGACAGCCTGTGGTCCTGGGAAGAAAGACGCGCAACCCTTCAACGGACGATGAAGCGCTTTTGCGCATTGCTGCTCGCGAGCCAGCGTTACAACCCGTCGTCAAGAAGATTCAGGAGCTGCGGTCTCTTGGTGTTTTCATGTCTACCTTCATCAACAGTGCTTGCGATGTTGACGGACGAATGCGTAGCAGTTTTTCAATCCCAGGGACTGACACCTATCGTTTCAGCTCTTCAGCCAACGCCTTTGGCTCAGGGCTTAACCTTCAAAATATCCCAAAGGGAGACGATGGGGCAGACCTGTCGCTTCCAAACATTCGAAGCATGTTTGTCCCCGACTACGGACGGACCTTTTTCGACATTGACCTCAGTTCTGCTGACCTTCGAATTGTGGTTTGGGAGTCCGACGAGCCTGAGATGAAAGCCATGCTCCGCGAGGGGCTGGATCCATACACCGAAGTCGCCAAGGAGTTCTACCATGACCCGTCGATGTCCAAGAAAGACCCGCGCAGGCAGCTCTTCAAAGCCTTCTGTCACGGGACACATTACCTCGGTTCTGCTAAGGGCCTTGCCGAGCGGCTTGGTCTGCTTGTACACGAAGCGGAGAAAACCCAGGCGTGGTACCTCGGGAAGTTCTCGCGTATCAAAACCTGGCAGGATGATCTTAAGGATCAAGTCAACAAGCGCCGAATGGTTGAGAACATCTTTGGCTATCGCAGATACTTCCTCGAACGCATTGAAGGCACGATCTACAACGTCGCGGCTGCTTGGATTCCCCAATCGACCGTGGGCTGCCTCATCAATCGCGCTTACATGGCGATACACGAGCAGGAACCGGAAGTTGAGATTCTGCTCCAGGTCCATGACTCGCTCGCTGGGCAGTTCCCAACGCGCCGCGCCGAGGAGCTAACCCGTCGGATCATTGAGCTGGCAGAAATCCCCTTGCCGTACGACGATCCTCTTGTTATACCTGTCGGCTGCAAGACCTCGGACGTGTCCTGGGGTGAGTGCGGATAACATCACATGCTGGCGGTCTCTGCCAGCTTTTCGGAGACATATATGGCTAGACGCCTGGGGAATTGGCTTACCTCCTTCCTGGAGTATTCCTCATTCGGGGAAGCCCCGCGGCATATGTACTTCTGGGCAGGTGTTTCGGCAGTCGCCGGAGCCTTGCGCCGGAAGGTCTGGATTGACCAGGCATATTTCAAGTGGTACCCGAATTTCTACATCTGCTTGGTGGCACCACCAGGGATCGTGTCGAAGTCCACGACGGCAGGGGTGGCGATGAATTTGCTGCGACAGGTCCCGGGCGTGAAGTTCGGCCCGGACGTTGTGACTTGGCCGTCGCTGGTCGAGAAGTTCGCCGAAGCCACCGAGGGGTTTGAGTACAACGGCCAGATCCATGTCATGTCGGCAATGACACTGGAATCCTCCGAGTTCGGCAACTTGCTGGATCCCCAGGACAAGCAGATGGTTGATCTGCTGGTGTCGCTCTGGGACGGCAAGCAGGGATCGTTCGAGAAGTCCACCAAGAGCTCGGGATCGGACTCTGTGGAGAACCCTTGGATCAACCTCATTGCCTGCACAACACCGAGCTGGATCGCCGGGAACTTCCCAGAGTACATGATCGGCGGGGGGTTCACATCGCGCACTGTGTTCGTCTATGCTGACGCGAAAGCGAAATACGTGGCCTATCCGGGGCTCAGCGTTCCAGCGAATCTCGGGGATATGGAAGCCGATCTGGTCAACGACCTGGAGCACATCGCGCACAACCTCGCTGGGGAGTACAAACTCAGCCCCGATGCCGTAGCCTGGGGGGAGAAGTGGTATCAGGAGCACTACGCCACGCGCTCGGCACTGCTTGATCCGGAGCGCTTCGGGGGCTACATCGCCCGGAAGCAGACCCACATCCACAAGCTCGCGATGGTGTTGGCGGCCTCCAGCAGCGACGAAATGCTGATCACCGCTGATCACCTCGATGTGGCTTACACGATGATCACGGATCTGGAGCCAGACATGCAATTTGTCTTCTCCAAGATCGGCCGCTCAGACACGTCCATCTACGTCGAGAAGATCATCAACTTTGTGGAGTCCAAGGGGAAAATGGAGTACCAGGAGGTATTCCGCTTTGCCCACATGCACTTCCCATCGCTGCGCGATTTCGACGACGTGTTTGCTGGGGCTGTCCGCGCGGGCTTCCTGTCCATGACCGGGACAATGGTATCCCCCGGGCAGGCGAAACTCCCAACAGCAAAAAACGGCTCCGTAGAGCCGTCCAGGATGCTGCAATGAGCAGGGTTATCGGCAGGCTTTAGCCGCTGCCGCGCAAGCCCGATAAACCCCGATCACCTCCAAGATCTTCTCCGTCGATGCCCCGAATGATTTGTCCTGCAAAGGGCCCAGATCATCGGGGCATTCTGCTTCAATCAGCGGTTTTGCTGGGAGGTCCGAGCTTGCTGTTGATGTCGTCGAACACCCGCTGGTCATGCTGGCAATCCCGATAAGCAGGGGCAGCAGCCATGACCGTGCGGGTACGCTGGATAACCGTCCGGTATTCCGGTTTGATCTTGGCGATGGCACTTGCAGCTCCTTCCGCCGCAGCGGTACGGGTTTCGAGAATCAGGGCTTTGCGGTCAGCTTGCAGGGCTTTCTCCGCGTTAGCTCCTGCGTTGTAAGCCCCTTTGAGAGCCCAGCCAAGGGCAGCCACCGCCGCAATAGCCAAGACCACTTTAAGGAAAAAAGACACGGTTTCCGGACTTGGGAGGGCGAGTTTGAACATGGCACCAGCCTTTCGTTGCTGCGGGGTGTTCCATCCAGAGCCCAAGGCGTTTGAGGGTTTTCTGCCCCTCATCGGTCATGAGCCATTCATCGATGTCGCCATCTGGGTCGTAGATGTCGGCGGCGCGCCCGGCCATGTGGTGTGATCGTGCGGCCGCCCCGGCGGTTTTGCCGTTGATAGCCGGGGGGCGCCAGCCGCTGGTCAGCACCGTGCCGGTCCCGGGGTTGGTTTCTGGGTTGATCCCGTGGAGGGTCGCCGCGACAAGCAGATCGTTGACCAGGGACACCGTCAACTCCGCTTCCTTCCGAATCTCCGTGGAGAGGTCAAACGGGTACTGCTTGTCACGGCCCATCCAGTACCCTGCCAGGGTCAGGAATTGCTTGCTCATACCAGCTCCTTAATGTCATGGACCACATCACCAGCGGTCTTGTCTTCGTACTTCCGCATGGTGTTGAAGGCGATGCGGACGAGCACCCAGCCGGGCAGGCCACAGGCAAACGCCACCCCGATCATCTCGAAGATCGCCAGCACGAGCTGGACCTGATCGGTCGTGCGGAAGTGCGCTTGCAGGTCGAGGTAGAGGATCAGCGCTGCCCCGCCGCCGAAGCTTCCCATGATCGTGCAGATCAGGGCAATGGCCCATTCCTGATTGGTCCGGGGTCGGGTCAAGGCCATGACGACAAAAGCCGCCAGCCCCATCCCGCCGATTACGCCAGCGCCGCCAGCCACCGCCAGCAGAGCCCCCGAAGATTGCGCCCCTTGATGGGCCGTCTCGCTCAACGACATGTTACTTCCTTGTGTTGCGTTTGATTTGGAACTTGAAGCCGAAAGCGCCATACGGCCGCCAGCCTGCATACGCGGAAATCCGGGAACTGCGATAGCTGGCAAAGGGGAACTTCCAGCGCACACCGTCAACTTGCAGCCAGTGGAAGGTCCAGCCATCAACAGTTCCCCAGAGTCGGTGGGGGTGTGACCAGAAGCTTCGTTGCCGGTCTGCCACGCCGATGACGTAGAAAAAGAGGTTGTGGAAGGGGTTGCGAAACCACCACTGAATGGCAACTCCAATTGTCTTGGGGCGGCCTGCTCGCCAACGCTCATCGCCGTAGATGCTGTCATCATCGTTTCCGAAAAGCGCCCACAAGGGGTTGAGTTTGCGATACCAGGGGATAACCCTGCGCGGTTTGAAAGTCTCGATCAGCCAGGGCATGGTCAAAGCGCGATGAAGTAGTTGTAAAAGCCACCGGCGGCTTTGTTCTTGGTGCCCCCCGTGGAGTCAATCGTCAGCGTGTGCGTGTGGGCACCACCACTATCGGTGTTCATCTGCGTACCGCGCCCACCACCGTTTGTAGCCGTATTTGGGTCGTCGCCTTCTGAGGTGCCGATGCCAACTGCGTGCGTGTGGGCACCTCCAGAAGCAGCTGTACCGGTGTGCGTGTGTGCGAGGACTTCCCCGACCGTCTTGCTCATGACAGTAGAAGACACACGCGCCAGTGGGGCTTCCCCATCAAGCAAGGAGGGTACCGGCAAACGCTTGTTCGCAGCGAAGTCGGCAGCGGCACTCAGACCACGTGTCGTGGCGCCGCCGGCGGCATCCTGGATTGGCAGAAGCGCATTCGTTGACTTGTTCCAGAGCAGCTCAAAGAGAGCTTGCGTGTCCGCGTTAGCCCGCGCGGTAGCCCCAGACGAAGCCGACCCGATCGTGTTCCCAAGCAAGGGGACTGTGCCATCTGGTGCGGTATCATCGACAGACCCAACAAGCTCCCCGGTGGTGTACCGACGTGTCAGGATCGGAAGACCCCCGACGGTGGAACCAGCTGGCAATTGCGCTGCCGACGTCACAAGCAGCGACACCAGTGTCAGCAACGGCACTGTCGTCTGATCGTCCTTGGTGATGCAGTTTGTCAGAGCCGCCGCCAGATCCGCGATCACCGCGTTGTAGTCGGCGGCACGGATCAGCTCACCTGTAACCGCAGGAAACACAGGTGGGGGAGGAGGGCTGTAAGTGCCAGCGCCGTTGTAGGGCATGTTAAGTCTCCAAAAACGCCCCTATTACGGGGTTTTAACCGGGGCGGTTTGTCCCGCGAATTGCAGCATCCCGCCAGCCGTAGCTGCCAAGGCCATTGCCCGCTTGTCCATCACCGGGACCTTCGAGAGCTTGATCAGAATGTCCACGCCCTCTGGGGTGGTGATCAGCTTATCCAGCTCCCGAAAGGTCTTGGTCATGGTAGCTGATTCCATGTTCCGAGCCATGCGCTCGAAGGGCAGGAAACCGAAGATCCGGACAGCGTTGGCACCGTAGTGCTTCTCCGCGATCTCCATGATCTGCTGGCGAGTCATACCGCCAATGGCGTCTGGCTGGCTGCGGGTTGCTCGCACGATCTTGGCGAAATTCTCCAGGCCTCGCAAGGCTTCAGCCGGGGGACGACCAGCGGACTCAGCCGAAGCCGTGACCACATCACGCATCCCGGTGTACTGCTTGGAGTCGGCGAACAGCGACTTGTACAGCCGCTCCCCGGCGTCCTTGTTGGTGGCCCGGCCAGACGCCCCGATGCCGGCATCGAACGCCTCCGCAACCTTCCCGGAATAAAAGGTCTTGGCGGCGTCCCGGAAGGCTTCCGGGTCCGTTTTATTGAGCTTCCGGGCAGCTTCCAGCAGCGGGCTGTGCTTCGCGGCTGGGTCACGCCCGGCGTTGAACAGCGCGTTCATGCGCGAGACAGGGGTTTGCGTGTCAGCGCTGTAACCACGACGACCAGCCAGCATCCCGACAGGGCCTTGCTTCAGCGGATCGACCACTTCTCGACTGATGCGACCGAACTCGTCGTCGGCTTGCTTCAGCGCTGGGGAGCCATCACGCAAGGCGCGGTTGAGCCCAGCCCCGATGGCCTTGGTTTCACCGCGCACGACAGGATTCGTCGGGGAGAGCGGTGTGCCCTTGAAGTCCCCGACGAACTGCCCGATCATGGTGTCGGCATCCTTCGCGTGCAAGGTAACCGGGGTTTGCACACGCTGGTTGAGCGCTTGGATCTTCGCAGTGATCGCGGCTTTTTCCGAGGCCTTCGTGGCGGTTTTCCAGGCGGCCTGCAGCTGCGCGACTTCATCCGCCACTTCTGGGGCTTGAAGCTTCGCTTGCAGCCCAGCCGCAGCCCGTTTCGTCGTGTCGGAAATCCCCGGCTTGTTCAGGAATTGTTTCAAAAAGCTCGACATGGATTCGATGGTGCTGGCAGGCAGCTCCCCCGCTGCGTCATACTGCCCACGGACAACAGCACTGCGTTCGGCTTTCGCCGCATTGATGGTGCTGGTAGCGGCTTGGCCAAGGTTGTTCGCGGCCTGCTCTGGTGAGTACACCTGCCCGGGCTGGTTGTCGATCCAGCGATTGGAGAGCTTCTGGAGCTTCCCGGGCTGGGTCTTCAGCAGCGCCTGCGTAGCATCGCCTTCCTTGACGTTCGCAAGCGTGTCTCGAAGCACCCGCAGGCCAGTTGGCTGAGCCCCAGTGGCCTCCAGCGCCTGCGAGAAGTCCACAGGCATGTCATTGGCACCAGCGCCAGCCATGAAGGTCCGAGCGTCGTCGAGCTGCTGCGGAGTGATGCCATCCAGGCTTTCACGTGCAAGCTCTTGGACACGTGGGCTGCTGCGGTTGGCGAAGTTCGCTCCGACAGCCCCGACACCACCACCGGCCAAGCCTCCGAGAATCCGAACCAAAGGGTTATCACCGACTAGCTTTGCCGCCAACTCGGAGCCTCCAGCGGACGAAGCCCCCGTCACTGCCTGCATGACTGGATGCGCGAAGCTCCCAGGCGAAGCCAGCCCCCCAGCGGCGCCTTGTGTCAGCACAGACTGCCAACGCTCCCCGGTGGTTTCAGGCTTCACGCCGAAGTTTTGCAGAGCCTGCGAAGCCCCCATCGAGGCCTTGCGGGGCTGGCCGTACGTGTCCTCACCTGCCCCGAGCGAGTTGCTGGTGGCCCCCAGTGGGCTGATATGCGGGTCGATGTCAGGCGTACCCGACAGGGCATCACCAGCCAGCATCGGGGTGGCCAAAGCCCCCTTGACCACATCGGAGCCAATGAGCTTCGCTTGGCGTTTCAGCGGGCCATCCGGCTGCGGGGCCAGCCGCGACAGCTCAGCAAGCAGAGCCGGATCAGGATTGTCCGGCATCTGCACCAAGGTGCCATCAGGCATTTTCACGACAGGCATCAGCGGCCTCCACGGAGTTGCTGCAGGTATTGATCGAGCGGGATGGGTTGCTGGGCTGTGCCAGCTGCACGAGCCGGTGCTGCCGGCTGCTTCCGACCAGCCGTCGTGGCCCGGCCTTGCAGCACATTGTCCACCATCGCCGCGACTTCATCATCGGGGATCTGGATGTTCAGCGGCGTGCCAGCGACGCTCTCGAAGTTCGGGTCATCAGCTGTACGCCCGAAAGCGGCGGCCTGCTTGTTGTGCTGGTTCACGCGCTTGATCTGCCCGGCAATGCGAATCGCCAGCATACGCTTAAGCGCAAACGGATCCGTCGCCAGATCCCCTGCGAACTCCGAAACAAACTTGCGGTCGCCATCGGAGATCTGCGCACCCAGCCCGCCGAGGTCCTTGAAGATCGACTGCTTCAGCGCGGCCGACAGGGCATCCGTCGGGGCTGTTGCAGCGTCGTTGACCCCCAGCTCCGCAGCCAGCTTTCGCACGACCTGCATAGCTGGCTGCGCGATGCCTTGACGAGCACCATTGTTAACGGCTTGCAGAGCCTCGATGCTGGCATTCAAGCCTTCCTGGGCTTGATCGGCACCGACGCGGGACTTCCCGCCAGGGGCCAGGGATTCCCCCAGAGCTTCCTGGTACTTTTTCAACCCCGCCGCTGCCGGCATGTTGTTGACGTTCGTCGTGACCTTCGTGGAGTTGTCGAGCTTCACAAGCTTGCCGCCTGGACCGCGCTGGTACAAGTCCCCACCGATCTGCTCCGTCGGGCCGTACTCAACACCACCCAGCGGCACAGGCTTGCCAGTCGACAGGTCGAAGAACTGCCCGCCGGCTTCCTTGATCATCGAAGGATCGCGGCCTTGCTTCAGGCTGGCGGCCAGCTCCATCTTCCCGATCTCCTGCAGCGGTTGCAGGCCACTGGTCATGGCTTCCAGCATCGCGCGACGTGGGTCGGCCTTGACCGGTTCAGCCAATGGTGGGGGTGCCTGATCGTTGTTCATCAGGTCAGATGCTTGCTGATCGCTCAGGGTCTGCCCAGGTGCCCCTTCACGGGTCTTGAAGTACTTCTCCAAGCCAGCGCCGAGTTGCTTGTTGTAGGCTTCGCCAATGGTGCGCTGTTGCTGGTCCAGGTCTTCATTGAGCTTGTTGCCGCCGAAGTAGCTGGCGACCTGACCTAGCACCCCCGCCAGCCCCGGCGCGACATAATGCCCGCTGACCATCTGGCCCTGCTGTGGCGTCGTAGCGTGTTTCATCAGCATTTCCGCGAGCTGGCGCTTGCGGTCAATGCCGGACTGTTGACCTGCCAGATCTGGGGGCAGTTGGAAAGGTTGCTGGCTCATATTAAACCCCAAGAGTTTTCAGGTAAGCTTCTAACAGTTGTTTTTGCTGCTTATGCACCGCCGTGACCTCCGAGGCACTTTTCGGGGCTGTCCGCTCCAGGTCTTTCCACCATTTGGAGTGAGAGCTGGTATAGCCTGTGCAGTTTGCGCAATCCAAGGAAGTAGGCAGCCCACGCAGGTAGCTTTTAGGTACCCGAGGGCCAAGGAACTCAAAAACTTGCGTGTCATCCCAGAATTCAAGGGGGAGCAGATACTCAACCCCATCAACCACATCACCACTACGCAGCGGTGATTTCAGGCTATCCGCGAGTTTCTGCCCACGGATTATTCCGGTGAAGC